TAACCACACCGTGAAAATACAATCACCCTCGGGACCGTAGTCCGATCGTGAAGAAGACAGATGTTAATTACACACCCTATCTCTCAACTCTTCCCCTTTTTGTGTCTAGTAAGGGCACTAGTTCTATGAGACCAGGACACGTTTCATAACCTTGTTCCGAAACTAGGACTAGTTCGGCTCCGCGGCGTCGGAGTTACTATCTTTTTTGCGTTGCGCGCTTAGCATTAAGAGAGGATTGTTCCCCCCCTAATTTCCGCTAAGGTTCTTGTAGTGCTTCAACGAGCGTAAAGTATCTTACGTTTTCGGAGTGACGATTTTAGGTTCATAAGCTCATCTCGTGAGAGATTGATACCAGTGAATCCTACACCAGTCTTCCTCGTAAACACTGCGGATGATTTTTGTTTAAGGTCCGAAATGTTATCGGGACGATAGTGCAAGAAAGAATACTGGAATGATGAAACTATCCCACTCTTCTTCGCGCATTTCTCAGTCTCTACCATACTATCAAAAACTAGGTAAATATTCCAATCTATATTCAGATCATAATCCAACCGTGAAAACGCCAAATGCAAGGTGTTACGTATACTGGGTAAGTATACCCCCTTGCAACCAACGATTTTCGTCAAAGCTTTCTTGTAGTTAACAGGGAATGTAGCTTTTTCATACACTTGTAGACAACCAAGAGTATTATTAAGGCTTTTCGCCCGTAAACCAAGAATGAGCGCATAAAGGAACTGCGTTTCATTTTTAGCCTCCGTAGTTGAGATTAGATTTTTATAAACAAATAAGTTGATATCATCGATATCCTCAAAAGCACTTACATTTTCTACATAGGACGAGCGGTCCTTCATTGCAGTGTAGTTATATGATATTCCTTCCAAAATAATAGGCAAAGTGTTTGCGTTGAACGCGAAACCACTAGTTACAAAAGCCTTTTTGCTATCTGGATAGAGACTACATACAGCGTTAACACCTGCATTAAAACTTGAAGTCAAGCCCTTCGTTGCTAAGGAACGTAGTGTAACAGAATCATTCTCATACCCCGACCACATACCAAGTGGCCGAGTGAGGTTTATCGGACGAATATCCATGTTTTTGTAAAAGTAACAACCGCATACTTCTGCGATAGGACTTTCAAAACAAAAACTTTTCAACTCATTTACGATAAATCCAAAGTCTGATAGTAAAGTAACAACTTCACTATAAATCTTATTACATGTACGTAGAGCAACACTTGTAGGTAAGCGCATAGCGATATCATCGCCAAAAACTTTAATACAATCTGTTGTATCCACAATATGGATTTCGTTCTTGCTCAGTACTTTATTCATCGCAAACTGTGTGATGGTATAAAATATGATAGACTGCAATGGAAAACAAAATGTGGAGCCCATACCTGTAAATAATGGTAACTTAAGTAATGTATCGTTCTTAAGTTTCCTAACTACAAATTGCTCGTATTCTTCAGGATCAAGGTCTGTTAAAGCCTTGGTCGGGATCGATGACAAATCCGAGGAATACTTGATCAAATACTCACATATCTTTGGTAAAAAACGTTGCATAAACTTTAAAACGATACTATCCGAAGCTG